AAAACATCATCACAATAATCAAGCATCCATTTTCTTATCATGCTATATGTCAAACTCCTTTTCTACATTGGTTTTCGGACCTTGTTTACTATTTGGAATGACAATTTTTGCTCTTGCACTTGGTGTAAGACCAAACTCAACAGCCAAAGCCTTCATCTGTTCATGTAATTGCTTCTTCTTTGTAAGTAGTGGATGTGGCACTTTATTGGTTTCAGCCGCCTTATTGGTATATTCAACAAGTAGTCCTTCTTCTCGAATAATCTTGGTGCATTCAACATAGTCAGCAAAAGCATCACAATACGTTGCTAATGCATTTACATCTATGTTTGTAATAACATCCAACTCCAATAATTCACCTGCAATTCGTTTGAACTCTCTCTTAGCAACTGAATCTAACCATGTTGGTGGTTTTACTTTATCCTTTTTTGCTTGTAACTTCTTTTCAGCCGCTAACCTTTGATCAATTTCTTCTTTTGTTAGTCGATTTGTATTCCCTTCTAATAAATGTAGATGAATCGGTTTCGCTTTTCTTCCTATGAGAATCACCTCCTTCAGCCGAACCCCCTTTTATGTAATAAAACGAACTTTTTGTACGGAAAGCTAGTCGGCGGTCTCCAAGGAGTCGGCCTTTGCTTTTTCATGGTGGGGGGCTGTTTATAATTTTTTCTTTTCATCTTCTTTTGTTTTTTTGTTATGACAAGCATGACAAAGCGTTTGTAAGTTAGTTGGTTCTAACCGCTTTGACCAATCAACTCGAATAGGTATGATGTGATCGACTACATCACCTACCTTAATAATGTCATTGCTTCTACATTGAACACATAAGCCGTGATCTCTACGATACATAAGCTCACGCATATCCTTCCATAATCTAGAGTTGTAGAATGAGCGTGAGCTTTTATTTCGTATGTGTTTGTCATAATATCTTACGGTTTCTTTTTCTTTTTCTTTTTCTTTTTCTAAATGTTTAATGCAATACTTATCCCGTGTCAGTTCATTGCAACCTAATGACTTGCAGGGTTTAAATGGTTTACTTGGCACCTTCTATCCTCTTCCTCAATCGTTTCATCTCATCCTCAATAGCAAGGTTCTTTTTATTAATCCGTTCATGGCACTTATCTATATCCGCTTGATGCTTACGAATCTTATCGTTCACATATGCAGCAACATGTTCATGACCACAATGAGGACAGGTAAAGTAACACTTCTCAATACGATTAGGAAGCTGTGCTACTTTCGGTTGCATATTGTAATCTTTATTACAGCTAGAACAATAGACTTGCATCTATCCTCACTCCTTTATTGCTATTGGTTTAATCAAAACTGTTTCGCTCGAATTTCTTCCCGTGTAAGTTTATTAATTCGACCAGTTATTGTTCTACCATCTAAAACAGTATCAAATTGAATTAGCATTTCACTTTTATCAGTAAACCTCCCCATAACCTTTTCCAACTTCTCCAATGCAGCCACACATTCATTAGCAACTTCGGTTACTTCCTTCATTTGTTTTAATGCTTCAGATGTATCAGCATCAATATTGATTTTTAATTTGTTATTAGCCATTTTGTGAATCCTCCTTTTCAATTAAGTGCTCAATCCCTTTGAGTCCTTCATCATCAACATACATTGGAATTCTTTTCAAAATCTCAATTGCATCCTGAACCGACTTAATCTTATTTGGGTCAATTCTATAACGGTGTATCGGTCTTAAATGTAGAGTATTGCTTGGTTTAGTTCTCCATATTGACTCATCCATCGTTCATCCTCCTTGGCTTTCTTAATCCAATTCCACGTTTTCTAAAGACGTCCAATAAACTTCCCCCATGTTATCACTTACTCGAACGTCGATTGATTGAGTGCCACCAACTTTAGATTCCTTAGCATCAATAACCTCAACGTTACGAATAATTTGACCTGTCTGCCCAATCAGTTCATTTACATTAGTCATCTCTTCTCCTCCTCAAAAAAAAGCAAATATTCAGCTACTTAATCAATCACAACTTGACGAACTATCAAATGAACTTCCTGAATCATACAACGAACATGAAGATGAATGACCACTATCATAGCCACCATAATCTGAACTAGAGTTTATTACACTTGATGTCGTCGTGTGGATTAAAAAATCATTATTAGTACTTCCACTATTCCTTTTAACATTAATTTGAGTAACTGCCTTCTTCTTTTTCTTTTTTTTGAAAAATAGCATGTCTTTTCGCCTCCTTAAAAATAAGAAAAGCACCCGTTATGGGTGCTTTTCACATTAAATATTAATTTGTACTTCAATTACGGTAAATGAAGTTTTATTCTTCTCTCAGCTAACAACCACGACAGACACTCTCGGAAAACTTATCAGGTTCTCCTCATTCTGTCTACCTAGGATGTTGTTAGCTCAAAGAAGAGCAAAAGCTCTCCTTAATAACGGTATCATTCAATCAGTACCATCTGCTGGTTTCGGATTTTATGTGCCGTCATTACGAACCGTTTAGAATTTCAGAAACAACATAGTGAGTTGTGTTTTCCGCCACTTCTCACAATACAAATATAACACGATAATTCCAAAACAACCGGCACATTTCCTGCCAAAAAGCGGTCACAACTCTGCCACTTTTTTTATCTGTCTCATTTCAAAGGTTTCCACTTCACTTGTCAGTTCCACCTGAACCCCGAGAAACGACTGATCCAAATTTTTTATTTTTTTTTCAATTAACCAATCAGGATAAGCTAATTGCTCTAATACTGTTTTATAGTAATCTTGGTTTAACCTTAATGCGTTCGGCTTTTCCCCTTGCTGCAATTGATATTGAACCAATGCTTGTAACAACTCTTCACACATCATCTGTTCCACCTCTCATTTCTTCTATATGACTTTTATACGCCATGTGAATATTTTATACCTTCCAATTACCCATATGTTTAATTGTGTGTCATTCACCAAAACACTACATCCCTTGCTATCACTGTTTTGATAAGACTTCCTTTTCTCAATTACACAGTACGAAATTTATGGGTAATTAATAAAAATATAAAAAGAAAAAGCAAAGATTAGATTTTAAATCTGCTCATTGCTTTATCCATCGCATCTTGGTTTACACCTATATACCGTAACGTTACTTTTTCGCTTGAATGGTTAAAAATCTCCATTAACAAAGCTATATTCTTCGTTTGCATGTACATATGATACCCATATGTTTTTCTGAGTGTATGTGTACCGATTTCAGCCAATCCAAACTCTGCCGCTGTACTTTTTAATATTTTATATGCCATACTACGACCAATCGGACGATTTTTCCCTTTCCTACTCTTCAATAAATATTCTCCAATTTCTCTTCCTTCACTGAACCATTTCAACTCTCTTTTTAAAGCTGATGTAATTTGAATACGCTTTTGCTTCCCTGTCTTCATTTCCCGCATGGAGATGTGACTTCCTTGTACATCTCCTACCTTCAGCTTTAGAATGTCGCTTATGCGTAACCCTGTATTGATTCCCATTACAAACAAAATATAATTACGTGCATTCTTTTCTTTTAAATATTCTTTAATTTGTTTTATTTGCTCTGGATCCCGTATGGGCTGGACAAAATTCATAGGTCATCACCCCCGTATTGCTTCTCTGTCTCATAAACTTCTAATCTAAGAGCAAAAGCAAGCTTATAGAATGCCCTCGCTTTCACACGTCGATACGTACGCTCACTCATGCCAATTTCGTTATACACCATATAATCGCATACATCTTCATCTTCTAAATACCGTTTAACTATAATGTCCCTCTGATTTTTTCCAGCTGTACTGTTTCCGAATCGACTTAATGCTTGTTCAACCCGAAATGCCATTTTCTCTAACCATTCTTCACGTTTGCTTTGTTGAATATTTGCAATCGCTACATCCTCTAACGGTTTTCCGACTGCATGTGTAGGTCCATGTTCTCTCAATTCATAAGAAGGAGTGACTTTCATTTCCATGCGCATCATTCCAAATTGCTTATATATACGTACACTTTCCAAAATACCCTCTAATTTCTCTTGCGTTGCTGCCCTATCAATTTCTGGTAAGAAAGATAATTGCTTAGTCATTCTAGACCACCCTTTTTTATTTTTTAATTACTTTTGTCTTAATGCTCCACGTCTACGCTCATAACAAGGTCTATGCATCCCCATTAAGTCCTCAATTTCACGCGTGCTAAAATTCTCTTTTGGTTTTTTCTCTTTGGTTTGTTTCGTTTGTTTTTCCCATTCACGTAATTGATCTCTTAGTGCTTTCATTTTCTCCATCCCCCTTACAAAATAAGAAAGAGGACACCATTTTTTAAAACAGCTTGATTGCTGTTCTAAAAATCGGTGTCCTCTAGTTTTCTAGCCGGACTATATTTATTTCATGATGCTCGGTTGTATAAAAAGGTTTCTCCAAGCTTTATCTAGTCTTTCTTTCTCTTCTTTTTGTACAGCCTTTGTACGACGAGCGATTGCTTTTTTTAATTTCTTTTTCTTCATCTTAGTCAAACCTTTCACTCCTTCTCTTTAAACACCCTTAATGTCCATTTTTGGGCGTTTTAATTAATTTGATACCCCCATTACATTCAAAAATAATTTGAATGTGAATTGTCCCTATTTATTAATGGTTACAAAAGGATTATTTTATTAAG